GAGCGGGGACGATCACCGCGCTCTCGCTGATGGCGAAGAAAGGCGTGGTCAGCCCCGTCGAGGCGCCGATGGCCAGCGTGGGCTTGCCCGATATCTTCAGCGAGGCGGAGAAGTCGATCTTGCCGCCCACCGCGTAATCGCCGACCTTATACTTGGTCACCAGTGCGCTAAAGGACCAGGTGGCGGTGATGGCCGTGGGCAGCGTCAACACGAACGACTGCACTGTCATGGCTAACTGATCAGCCATTAAGGCGACCTGCCCGTCGGTGTCCCCCGCAATAAAGTTGCCCTCGATGGGCACCTCACTGGCCTCGAACCAGGTGCCGATGAACTCCTTGAAGCTGTCGGGCGAGGTCAGCGTGGTGACGTCCAGCGTCTCTAAATTGATCTCGATGCCGCCGATCTTGGTGATCTCGGCGATGGTGTGCCCGTCCCTGGCCAAGGTGGCGCCCTTGGCGGCAATGGCATTGCTCATGATTATTCCTCCTACTCGTTGTAGTCGATTAGATATTCCACGGGAACGTGGTAGAGCCCGGTCTCGGGCTCGTATAAATCCTGCTCGCCGTCATACTGAATGCTGACCCTCACTCCGCCCGCTCCGCCGATGATCTCGTTGTTCTTGTCCTGCAGGGCCACTTGTATTTGCTCGGCGATCTGCTTGGCCGCGTAATAGGTATCCGAAAAGATGGAGAACTGGAAGCGCGAGTACACTAAATGGGAGGAGGCGGTTAATGTCCGCCCCCTCGTCGCCGAGACCTTGAAGAACACAATGTAAGGAGTCTGAACGTCCTGCGGGGCAATCACATAGTAAAGCCTCTCCCCGATAAGTGCGGTAAGGGCCGTCTGCGCCAGCAGGTGTTTCAAGAGGGCGTGTTCAACGTACATTACTTTCGTGCAGCTTCCATGATCATATCCAGAAGCTTATCCTTGATCTGGGTGTAGATGCGGGCCACGTTGGTATCGACGGCCGGGCGGAAGAAAGGTATTGCAGGGCCTATACCGGTCGGTCTACCCGTTGTCTTTTGAATGCGCGGCCTGGTACCGTATTCGATAAGATGGGCGTGCGGCGCTATCTTGCGGTCCACAGCCGCGGCGGCCGAGCGCGGGTAATTGCTTATCTGTCTGAGAAACTTGGCTTTGACGCTCCTTTTCAGGTTGCCGGTCGGGCCCCTGGGCGCCTTGGACCTGGCGGCGTCGGCGATCACCTTCGCTCCCTCCATCATGACAGGCTCGACCTTTTCGTTGGGCAGGGCTTTGACCAGATTGCGCAGCGTGGCCTCAAACTCTTTTTTGCCCTCGATCTCAACTGTAAATGCAGCCATCAGTCCAGCGCCTCTGTATACATCAAATGCAATTCCCTGCGGTTCTCCTGCGGGTGCACGATGGATACGATGTTGAGGATCCTGTCGCCGAATTTGATGCGCATGGTGGGTTCAAGATCATCCCGGTAGCGTATCCTCACCCTGCCATCGACCTTTGATTCAAGTTGATTGGCCGCATAGTAGCTCTGTCCGATGGCAGGCTCGATAGCCGCCCAGACCGTGCAGAATGTGCTCCAGGTTAAAACAACCTCATCGATGGCATTCTTGGTCTGGGTCGGCTGTTCGATGACGATGCGGTGTCGCAGTTGCCCGGCCTTCATTTAGAAGCACCTGTCCTGCCAGAGCAGGGCGTCCACGCTCATGGGCGCCGGGTAGAGCTGGCTCTGAGAAACGGCCTCCCTGTTCTCGTAATAGTGCCCGATCAGCAGCTTCATGGCATAGATGACTTTGACCGGCACGTCCGCAGCTGTATCACCATACCCGCAGACGAAGGTGACGCAGACGCCGTTGGTGGGCCGCAGGGCTGTCGTAGGCCACGACTTGCCGTAGTTGAGGGAGAGGCGGCCAGGCTGGGACCGGGTATCCACATAGTAGTTGCTGTCGTGCAGCGTGCTCTCGACGCCCTCGGTATCGTAATACTTGATCGAGGACACGGACTGCAGCGGCGGCCAGGGGAGGTAGATATTATCTATGGCCGGGAACCTGTCCAGCCACATCTGCCAGGTCTGCGTGATATAGGCCCTTCGCTGGAAGCCCTCGCAATACTGCCGGGCCGCCGTAATAAGTGATGAGAGCAGGGCGTCCTCGGTTATACCGCTGTCCAGGCGCAGGTGCAGCTTGATCTCTTCAAGGCTGACCGGCTCGATGGCCGGCGGTGACGTCAGCCTCAAGCCCACGGCCTGTTCCTCTTCTTGGGTTTGTCGTCGACGGGATCCGGTGCCGGAACTTCCAATGGTTCAGCATATCCCTGCTTGATCAGGCGCAAGGCCACGTTATCGGGAACTTCCTCAATCTGGCCGGACCTGTCCCTGCCGTCGATGATGATATTTTTATATTTGATGATCATTTGATGTTTATCCCCCGCCTGAGCTTGTCCTCGGCCGGCTTTACCGGCGCCGGACGGCCGCACTGGGAGCAGACCAGCTGGCCGTCGCTGTAACGGTAGTATTTGCACTTGCAGACAGCCTTAACCGGCGTTACGGGCGTTACTTTTGAAGCTGTAACGGGCGTTACGATCTGGGATTTGTGCTTCTCCCTGTAACGCCGCACCCTCTCGCGGATTTGGGCTCGCTCTTGGTCTTTATCTTTACTCATGTTTTCCCCTGGGGCCGGGCCAAGGAGTCAGACCCGGCCCCTTATGACTATTTGCTGAAAAGGACGCTGCATTCGTGGCAGTAGAGGAATTCACCTCTCTCAACCACGTTGTCGTCCATCTTGCAGTCGGGACAGGGCTTGCCGGTCACGGCAACCTCGCCGATGCTTTCTTTCTTCTTAGGCATCTATTACCTCCTATGCGGGATTGGCAGCCGTGACGCCGCCGCTCAACACGTTGTAGTTGCCGGCCCACTGGTCGCCGGAGGCGCCGGCCTTGTAGAGCGTGGCATCATAGGTGCCGCCCAGCTGGTTGCCGCAGACTGTGTTAGCACCCGAGCTGGTGCCGGACAGGTCAATGCCCAGGGCCAGCACGGCCGCCACGGCGCTGGAGGCGTTGATGCCGTACTCCAGGATGATATTGTCCTTGACCTGGCAGACGCGTCCGTTGATGTCGATGGCGGTCACACAGGAATTGAAAACGTTCCTGAGGATCCTCCATGCTGAATAAGACAGGCCTCCCGCCTCGACGCCCTTGATGGCGGCGCCGTAGGTGGCGGTGTTCATGTAGATGAACTCGCAGTCGGAGATCTCCACGTTGTCGGAGTCACAGACGGGCGAGTAGATGGCTGCCTGGGAGCCGGTCTTGCCCTGGAAACGGCATCCCTGAATGCGGGCATAGCCTGCTCCGCCCAGCAGGATGGCGCAGGTGCCGCGATCGGCTGAATAGGCCGGAGGGCGGAACTTGATGTTCTTGACCAGCACGTCGGTGGCGTTGATGGTCAAACACACCGCATCAGCTGCGGCTGTCCAGACGGCACGGTTGGGGCCGGTACCCGCTCCGATGATGGAGAGGCCGGTCTTGGCCACAGCGACGGTGACTGCCTCGGTGAAGCTGCCCTTGATCATGATGACGTCGCCGGCAACGGCTGCAGCCACAGCAGTGGCGATGGTTTTATAGGCGCCTGACCAGGAGGTGCCGCTCTTGCCGGTGTCGGCGCCGTTGACGCTGTCGACATAGTAGGTTACGCCGGGAAGTGCGGATATCTGGCCTCGTGCGATGGAACCTTCAATAACAGGGCTCATATGGTTTACCTCGTTTGCTTATTTGAGGGCGGGCAGCTGGCCCGCCCAGTTTATCGACCTTAGATTCCGGTGACGGTGCAGAAGGCCTTGGGCCGGAAATGCACCACGGCGCAGCGCATGTCAGCGCGGATGGCCTGCTTGCCGGCGATGAAGAAGGTGTCGTGGGAATCGGTGACCTTGATGTCCAGCCCCCGCCTCATATAGAGCGCGGAGTACTGGCCATAGGCGCCCACGATGCCGGTGTTGGCCACCACGGCCATCGACAACACGACACGTATGCCCCACATCCTCTCGATGCCCGGATCCAACGGGCTGCCGAAGATGTAGATGCCGTCGGAAGTCCTCAGCAGGCGGATGTCCTGCCAGTCGGCCGGGTTCATGAAAACGACGTCGGGCTCGGCGAAACCAACTGTGCGAAGCAGGGTGAAGGCCTTATAGAAGGCGTCCGGCGTCGGGTCGGCACCCTTGGCCTGGGTCTGGATGCCACTGACGTTCAGTGTGCCCATTAAATTGGGCGGCGTGCCGTTGCCATTGAGTATCTGGGAATCGAGCCTGGCTTCCAGCATATAGGCCAGTCGATTGTTGATGTAGGCGGCCATGCTGGGCACGTCCTCCAGCTGCTCATCGGTGACGGGCAGCCAGACGGCGATCTTCTCGACCGGCACGCTGCGCTCGGTGAAGGCCAGCGCTGCCTCGCCGTAAGTCCCAGCCTCAGCGGTTTCAGCGGCGTTGTTGGTGAAGGTGGTCTCCTCCATGTACTTGATGGCCGCCTGGGAGGTAGGCAGCACCGGCAGCAGGTCAGCGACCATCAGAGGCCGCACAGCGTACTGCTCCACCCTGGGGATGCGCACGCTTTCAGGCGCGAAGCCAGCCGTGCGCTCGAACAGGGTTTTGAGGTCTACATCCAGGCTGGACGTCTGGCCTTTGTTCTTGAGAGCAGCGCTCTCCATCACCATCTCGCCCAGGGATTTGCGGGCAGCAGGTGAAGGATCGGCCTTGGGAATTGGCTGTGCGTTGGACATCTCATCGGCGCGTTTGCGGCTCTCGATAAGCTGGTTTGCCTGGTCTCGTTTCTTGCCCAGGTCGTCAAGCTCGGCGTTCATAGCCTTGATGGCCTCGACCTTGGCGGCGGTGTCACCGCTCAAACTCTTGACCTTGGACATATCCATGTCCGGACCAGCCTCCTCGAAGATATCGTGGAGGGCTTTGGATTTGGCTACAATAGCCTCGTTAAGTTCTTTAAGGTTCAATTGTTGACCTCCGTTTAATTCAGATTGCGTAATGTCCTGGAAAATGCCAGGTACAGGCTGCCGACCACGGATTTGCTGGCCGTGTCAGTCTCGTCCAGTAGCGTCTGCAGTTCGGCAGACAGGATATTTAACTGAGACTGCAGGTCTTTAATCCGATTGCGGTTAGCCTGGGATAAGGTGCGGCCTTCCTTGCGCCTCAGATCGGCAAGCGATTTAGAGCGCTCAACCACTCCAGCGACAGCAGCAAGCGCCGTCTCGAAATGCTGAGCGAAGGTGGCACCGTCGTCTTCTTTGATGGCCAGGGTCGCCGTTCCTACGCCGGCACCCTTTAATACGGGTGATATCTCAACAGGGTCGACGGATTCCAGGATCCTCACCTGTTTGCCGTCGATCTCTTCCATGTTCCACTTGACCGGCCAGAAGCCGTAGCTCCACTCCTGCAGGCTGCCGGTGAACTTGACCGCTTCATAATGCTCTCGGCCGGAGACTGAATTTAGATTGAACTGGCCTTCCGCTATCACAGCGTCGCCGATCTCCCTGATCACGGCCTTGCCGACAGGGAGGGCGCCCTGCCAGGAGCCGTGCTGATAGGCAGAGATCAGTAGCTCTTTGCCGGCAGGGAAGGCGCCGGATTTGGTGAGGTCGTTGTCGCTGTCAATCACATTGAGAGTGGCGATCTGGGCGGTGAATGCGCCTTCCTGAGCTTCTTTGAATTGAATCTTGATCGATTTATGTTCCATGATTACCTCCTGAAAATGGCTTTAAGCAAGGAGTCATACCCCGCCTGACGCCTTACTTTGCCCCCGCCGTGGTAATGACCAAATTCTTCCGGTAATCTCTTTCTATTGGGTCGTACTACACGGTCATATTGTGTTATAGACGCACGAAAATCCTTCATATCTGTGCATTCCTTCATACAACGATCTAAAAACGCATCCTTGGTTTCACCTCTATTTGGATATAACATAGTTAAATGCTCCTCATTTTTTCGATCAATTGCATAGCAGGCACCATGTTCATGGGATTCAAATAGATATCGCCTTCCTCGCCGGGCAACGGATTCTGATTTTCAAGCTCCCTGATGTCGTTGGCCGACAGCCAGCCCCACTGACGGCCGGTAGCATAGGCCTGGTAGCGTGCCTGGATATTGCCCCTCAGCAGTCCATCCACCAGGAATTCAGCAAAATACTCGGCCCTCTCATCAGGGTTGAGCAGCTTCTGGTTGATCGACTGCTCCCAGCGGACCAGCCAGGGGCGCATAGTGTAGACCACGAATTCCAGCGCCTGCTCCTCAATGTTTGAGAAGGTGGCTCGGTCAAGGTCACCGATCATGTGGGGTGGTATGTGAAAGAATGAGGCTATCTCGTTTCGCTGGAATTTGCGGGTCTCCAGGAACTGAGCATCGTCCGGCGGAATGCCGATCTTGCTCCACTTCATGCCCTCTTCCAGGATGGCAAGCCGGTGCTGGTTGGACAGGCCGGAGTGCATCTCGTTCCAGGATTTACGCAGGTTGTCCTGCGCCTCCTTGGAGAGCTTGGCCGGGTGCTCAAGAACACCGCCCGGAGCCGCGCCGTTGCCGAAGAACCTGGCTCCGAACTCCTCCGTGGCGAGCGATAAACCGATGGCTTCACGTGCCAGTGTGATCGGAGGGTAACCGACAAGGCCGTCAAAGCCCAGCCCAGGGATATGCCAGACGCGGTACGCAG